ATATATTTACGTCGATCAAACAAATCACCAAGCTGAATAATATGAGTTATGTTGTTTTCTCTAAGATAAGGGAAAAAAACATTGGTATAGAATTTACGATAAAAGTCATGAAACTTTAGGTTGTCATTTCTGACTCCAAAATGAGTATCACCTAAAATTGCAATTTTAACCATATTGATTATACCTTGGCGGTTTCGTTATAATTTTTGACTGCTTTTTGAATTTCTTCTTGACAGTTCAATAATTGTCTATAAAAATTATATTTAATTTTTGGATTTTTTTCCTTCTCAAACTGAAGGATCCAATCCTGTAGGATTGGCGGTAATGTCTCTCTCATTTTCTGTCTCCGAAATAAATTTTTCAAGACCTTGTCTGGCCTTATTTTCTGCTTTTTTCTTTTCTAAATTTGCCTCAAATGACGAAATGATATTGTCACCTGCTTCAAAATTATGTCCACTATCACGCATGTGTTGATAATCTTCAGAATTCATATCAAATGTGAAATGTCTTTCCATCATTTTATATTTTGTATATTGTTCTTTTTTTTCTTTGCCGATGCGATGTATATAGGCATTAAAGCAAATTTGAGTAAAATATGAAAAAGGATTATTTGTTTTTTCTGGATTATAACTTCTTAGATATTTGATACAACTTTCAATTCCATCTCCTACTAATTCTTCTCTGAATGAATAGTTTATGAAATTCTTTTTGTATGAAAGGCCTTCTGCAATTTTATAAATGCAGTCACCGATATAATCTGGAATTTTTGGAATTTCTTTTTCGGCGGCAATAGCAATTTTACATTTATCAAGGTATACTACCATAGCCTGGAAGAATTTTTTGTTATCTACGTAATGAATTGGTTTAGTTTTTTCGACCATGGTAATACCTTATTGTTATAATTGATCCTAACTTATCATATCCTAGGGCGTTGGCAACCACAAAAATAATTTAATTTCATGGCGGATTTTGGTTGCCAACGCCGGAGGATGTTGTTATAATCAGGTGTTGTTTTGAGATTATAGGATATTAATTGGTACTAATTAAGACTATTTTTATCCATCTTTACCGCCGCCGAAATATTTTCACGCGTGGTTTCCTGATTGTTTTCTTTGAAATTCAGCATATACTTTTCGAATGACTTTTTATAAATGTTCACAAAATTATCCGTCGGCACAGATTGTTCTAAAATATACCTTGGATTAAATGTTACTGGTTCATTTTCATAAAGAATGAAATATGGTAGCATAGAATAGAAGATAACTCCATCGTCTTCTTCCATTTGGATAACCATAACATTTTTCAATACAATTTCAGAATCATTATTTTGTCCAGGAAGTCTTGTACCAATAAGAGTATTTGATAAAGTCTTGATGAGTAAGTATGTTGGTTCAATCATATAATTTAATCCTATAAAGTTTATAATCAAAATTCTCTTTACTGTATATTAATAATCTTTGTTCTAAGTGGTCCAAAGTATGATTTTTTTTGGATTTCCATGAAAGATCATCCGCAATATCGTATAGAGTTGCTTGTTTGTTTTCTCCATGTAATCTTAAGCCGCGGCCGATTGATTGTAAGGCTCTTATCTTTGATTTGCTCGGAGATGCAAATATGATGTTGTGTAGGTTATTTATGCTTGTTCCAGTGGAAAATGTTCCGTAACTGGCCACAATAATACAATCTTTTTCTATTTCAACTTGTTTTCGAATATCTTCGCGAATATCAGCACTAACTGATCCATCGACAAAATATACTTTTCTTCCATTTGATTTTTTTACAATATCATCATAGAGTATTTTTCCTTGTTTGTCCACAAACTGGTACAAGATAAGAGTATTTTTGTCGAGAGATAATGCAAGGTTTCGGATGAAATTGTTTCTTTCGATACTCGTAACAATGAATTCAATTTCATCTTTATATCCTAATTGTTTTTTTGAATCTTTAGGTACTTTAAACGCAGATTTTTCTTTTCTCAAATTTTCCGGATATTGCAGTATCAAAGCTTTAATATTTAGTTGTGACACAATACCTTTTTCCATTAATTCAGAGGTTGTGACAAATTGTTTGATTGGTCCAATAAGACCTTTGATGACTAATTCGTTGACGTCAATGTCATCTAAGGTACCAGTAAATCCAAATCTGTGAGCACAGCTATCACAATTTTCCAAAATTTTAATAAAAGCTTTTGATTTGGCCATGTGAACTTCATCGACTATAACGGTTTCAAATTGTCTAAACCATGATTTTGGCATATTTTGTATTGATTGCCAGGTCGAAATCGTTATCAAATCTGTGCTATTTTTTTCTGATCCTTCCATAATTAAATGTATATTTTTTTTGTATCCATAATTATCGATGTCTTTGGCCATTTGTTTCACAAGGCCGATTCTAGGAACAATGATTAATGTTTTTTTGTTGAGGTATCTAGAAATAGTATAGATAATAAAACTTTTTCCGCTTGATGTAGGAGAAAGAATTACTGCTCGACCATTACGAATACAATGAACAAAAGCTTTCATTTGATGTTCATGTGGCGTCATTTCTGTTTTCAGCCATAAAATAAACTCAGAAGCTTCTTTGATTGATAAATTTTTTGTACCTATGTCATAATTAATTTCTATACTATAATTATTTCTGTTGGCCCAATCCACAATATCAGGAATTAATCCTATGTATATTTGTTTTGTCCATAAATTATACAAACGTATTTTGCCGTCCCAAATCTTGTTCCTCACTTTTGGATTAAATTGAGCACCAGGGACCATGAAAGTAAATTGTTCTTGTAATTCATATCCAATACCAGAATCACATTTTACTTTCGCGTATACTTCATTCACTTTTTGTATAATTATGTCAGCCATTTAGGCTCCGTTTATGAATTTTTGATAATCGATGTATGATTTGATTTGAAACCCGCGGTTTCCTATATTTCTGAGAATTGAATCCAATAATTGCAATTTTTCTTTTTGTACACCAATGCGAAGTGAAATATCGATAATTTTATCGTCAGATTCAATATACATGGGAATATCAGATTTTAATACAATTCTGGAATTAGGAAGCAATTCCAGTTCTTTTCGAGTAGTATCATCTAAAGTTCCTGAATAATATTCATATAAATTTTTATTCAATTTAGAATATTCTTTTTCCAATTTAAGCAAAAGCAATTTTTCTTTTGTATAAATTTGAATATATTTGTTATGTAATTTTGGAATATTAAGTGCTTCTTGCCCTACATCCAATACGTTAATTTCAGAATCTTCATTCCATAATGCAAAAATTTGATCAATGTTCATTAAACCGTCCTGCTATACACGAATTCTCTATAATTAAAAGTTGCTGTTGCGGTAACATAATTTACATCAGAGTTCCTTGAATCTAAATTGAATCCAGATAATGATTTGGGATATACATCATAAAATGTAAATACTACATTCGGATTCATTGTGCCATTCAATAAAATAAGAGTTGCATCCGAATATAATTCTTTTCCTGATCCAGGCAATCCTGATTCCAAAGTTTTATATTGATCAAATGATTCTGGCTTACCTAGACCTGTCATCCAATCATATATTTCTGTATAAGAATACAAATCTTCGCCGATTTTAAAAGTAACAACCAAATCTTGGAATTTGGCATGATCTCCGGCGATGGATAATTTACTGAAAGGCGTCGAATAACCGGAATCACCAATATTCATTCCTGGAAAATCCACAGCTTGAATGAAATAATTAAAATGTGACAGACGCTTAATTTCGAATTTAAATCCTAAAGGAGATAAAAAATTCTTGTCTGTTGGTGTATGTGTAATGATTGACATTATACCCTCGTCATTATAAGGTATTTAGGTTCTCCAACCCGATGCATATTTCTCTTTAGCCATAAAAAATACCTCCGAAGATTTCTCCTCGGAGGTATATAGGCAATCTATAGGAAAAGTATTCGTCCTAGAGGATATTGTTGACGAGTACTGAGCGATAGTACTGGTTTGTACCAGCAACTAGAGCGCCGTTTGACAACTGAGCACCAGGTGAGAATGGATTTGCGACAACGCCGTAACGTGTCTTGAAACCAATCTTTGGCTGGAAGGTATCTTGACCAACTGCACGAACCATTTGTAGTGGAACGTATGGGCAATAGAATAGTCCAGCATCGAATGCTGAAGAACCCTTATAGCCAACAACCATGTAATGTCCGTTTGCATATGGGTCAACGTAAACGCGGATACGACCATTGAGGACACCAGCGAAGGTGTTGCCTGTATCGTCAACTTCTAGGTTGTTGCTGTTTAGAGCAGGAGCGTAGTCGAGGACACCAGCCATTTGTAGAGCAGAAGCAACGTCTGAAGAACAGATAACGATGTTACCCTTGCCACGACGGGTCAACTTGGCGATGGCGTTAGCTTCACGCTCAACTTGGAACATAAGACCCTTGAACTTTTCAACCGACCAACGGCCGTTTGAGTCAATGTCGAGGTCAAATGTACCTGCGGTTGTTGTGTTAACAGCACCAGATACAGCAGTGATTTGTAGTGTACGAATGATTTCGCGATTGATTTCAGCCAAGATTTCAGAAGAAAGAATTGTTGACAATTCAGTTTCTGCATCTAGACCATGGATGGCCTTGAGGTCTTGAGCGAGTTCAATTGAATATTCTGCCTTAAGAGCGCGGCTCTGGGCAGTTACTTGGACCTTCGAAATGCTGAAAGCCATTTGACGGAAATCAACGTTACCAGTTGAACCCAAAGTTTCGGCCTGTGCGGTAGCTGTACCACCAGCGAAGTTGTACTGTTGGGTGTTTGAAGAAATAACGATTGAGGAGTTAACAGAGAAGTTGTTACCAGCTTGACCTAGTGTGGTGTTAGCACCAAGACCGTAGGTTGAAGCACCGGTGTTAGCTTCGTAGTAGAAGGCGTTGTTACCGGAACCAGCGGTTGGATCGGACTGGACGTTATACTGTGGTTGTAGAGCGAAGATAAGACCGGATGGTCCTGTCATTGGCTGAACGCCGCAGATATCATAAGCAATGAGGTTAGGCATTGCTCTACGAACGAGAGAGATCAATACTGGGTCATAGTTAGCTGAACCACCTGTTAAGGAGGTAGGAGCTGCGCCAGTTGTTTCTAGTAGGGACTGAGGAGCCCAACCACCAGATTCACGCATGGCCTTCTCAGTGTTTTCAAGCAACTGAGCAGTTACGGACCGACGGTGAACGTCGCCGATTGATGGTAGTTCTGAGTGGTTAAGTACTTTATCCCACTTATTTTGAATTTCTTCGTTTAGAAACATTTTTGTTCTCCTTGTTGGTATCTTATTTATAATTTGTTACTTTTTGACTGTTCTGGAAATTGCAGCCACATAATCTGCCATTGGCCCTGTGACTTTAGCGTTATCTGTTTCAAATTCTTCGTTTAGTGTTTCGGTAATGATATTGACATTTCTGTTACCAAAATATGATTCGCGTAGAATTTCTACTTTTGACTGAAATTCTTCTACAGAATCATAATGAATGTTTTCAGCCAAAATCTTAAGCTTTTCGGCTTGGTTATAAGTTAAGCCATGGGTCATTTCTGAAAGGATTTCCGAAGCGTCATAGGCAGAAAGTTGTTCGTTTAATTCGATAATATCTTCAATTTTATTTGACAATTCTTCTTTCAAAGATGCAATTTCTGATTCCAATTCAGAAACAACATTAATTTCAATTTCAGGAAGGTCAATATAATTATCTTCAAACAAAGCTTTCAATCCATGAATAAAGTCTTCTGCAATTTCTGTTTTTAATGTTGAGCGGATTGCAACATGATTTTCTTTAACCCACTCTTCGGCGGCATAGCTTAGATATTTATCAACATTCGTAACAAGTTCTTCGCGAAT